GTTACTGGTTTAACTCTATGCCACACAAAACTAGGAAATACAATAATAGATCCTTTTGGTAATATTTCTTTACATTGTACTCTGTGTTTTGATTCGTCTCTCATATGTGGATCATAGTTTCTAAAATCAAATTCTAATTCTCCACCTTTATATTCTGATCCGTCTGTTAATTGACAGGTCATAGATAATTTTCTAATTTTACCGTGATCTGGTGTATTTGGTTTATCATAAGGTTTATCCCAACTATCACAATGCCAATCATAATATTGATTTAATTTATATTTTGTAAACTGACAAGATTCACTGCTGTCCCAATCAAAATTCCAACCTGCCATTTGATTTGCTTTATTTACATATGGATGTAATTCTTTATAAATCCAAGTGTCGTTAAGCCATACTAAATCAGAATTTCTTTTTCTTTTTAAATCTAATACCTCTTCTTTTTTTAATTTTTTTTCACCATAGCCCCCTGTTCTAGCCATAACCTCTTTTTGCTGTAATGCATAGTGTATTACATCATCACAAAATTTAGGTGTAAGCACACCACTAAAATACCAGTAGTAATTAGATATATTCATAAGTTATTGTTTGTACAAAATTTAAACTATCCTTTTGATTATTGGTTAGGTAATACATATTGGTTGATGGAAACATAATAAATTTATTATTTTCTAATGGTATATCCCAGCTTCTACCTTTACGTCTGTTATCTTCATAATGTATTCGAACCATACAGTCTTTGACTTTTACACCATAGAGTAATGTATAATCTGGTGAGTTACGTAGGTCTACTGGATCTATATTTAATAATGGAATTGTAGTCTCTTGAGGTTTGTAGATATTACCCCACGTTTCTTTGTTGATTAAATTAAAACCATACTCAACATTAACGTGATCTCGCATATAGGTATTTAACATATCCCAAGTTCGTGAAAACGGAAAATCTTTGTTTTGAATTACTGATTGTAAAATGTCGCCTGATAATTTATCTCGGTCAATGTCCCAATCTTTAGGCATCTCCACATCACCATAATATAAACTTACTTCTGATAATACTTTCTTTTGCATACCACCACCATTTTTAATCTATGCGTTTAAGTCTGTCAAGTCCCAAGACTGGCCTGATTCATTCCAGATATATTCCCATCTGTGAGTGCCAGCTTCATTTTGTGAAGTTTGTTCTGCTGTTAATTCAGGAGCATCGCCTATTGGTGATTTCCAACTTGCAGTTGCAGTATCTTTTACCCAAGATGCATATGGTTTTTTAGGCCAAAAGATTTGATCATCTTCATCCCAAGTATAACCAATACCTGCGTAGTTTCCTCTAAATGCTTTTGAATTATCACCAGAGTTATGTTTGTTACTTGATGTGTTGTAAGATGTTTGAATCCACATCTGTGCAGGCCAATTATTGTGTAATTCTAAATATTGTTGACCTACTGCTTCATCTTCAACACC